ATAGAGGTGAAAAATACAATTATCCACCCACTGTTGCGATTTCATCTGCACCTACCGGTGGTATCCGCGCCACAGGACTTTCAACCTTACGTGACGACATTGTTAATTGTGATGGAACTTTGATTGGATCTAAAGTCCAAGGAGTCTTTATTACTAATCCCGGTGCAGGATATACTGTCAACCCTGGCATTGTATTTACTGGACTAAGCACTAATCCTGGTGTTGGTGCCGCCGCTACCACTAGAATTTCTGACAATACAGTTGGTATCATAACAATTACTAGTGGTGGTGGAGGATATGTATCTGCACCAACGGTTACATTCAGTAATCCTGGAATAGGAACATCTGCACAAGGTGTTGCGGTTGTTTCTGCTGCAGGAACAGTCACTGCAATCTACCTTACAAACGCTGGTGCTGGATATTCAGTGACACCCACCATTACACTTTCCGATCCAGATCTTGGTGGAAGTGGAAACTTCATACCCACAGAAACCATTACTGGTTCTACTAGTGGCGTTACTGGAATTGTTAAAACTTGGAATTCTGTTACAAACGTTCTCACATATTCTAATGTCTCTGGCGACTTTGTTGCTGGTGAGACAATTACAGGATCTGAGAGCAGTGCTGCTTATGTAATTAGAGTTGTAGAGGATGACAACACTGTGAACAAGTTCCCTGATAATGATGAAATTGAACTCTCTGCTAAGGATGGAATCTTAGATTTCTCAGAATCGAATCCCTTTGGGAATCCTTAACCTAAATAAAGTTAATTAAGGCAATTGTATGTTTGAGTACTTTTACCATGAAATTCTGAGAAGAACGATTATTTCGTTCGGAAGTCTTTTCAATGGAATTGAAATCAAGCATTTAGATTCCAGTGGAGACGTTGATGAAGTTATCAAGGTTCCATTGGCATACGGGCCTACCCAAAAGTTTTTAGCAAGACTTGAGCAATCGGCAGATCTCAACAAACCAACGTCGATTACTCTCCCAAGAATGTCATTTGAATTCACGGGACTTCAGTATGATGGTACTAGAAAAGTAACCACAACTCAAACTTTTAAATCACAGAGTGTAGGAATTGCAACAGCAATTAGAAAAACCTACATGCCTGTTCCTTACAATATGTCGTTTGAACTATCAATTTTCACTAAGTTGAACGATGATATGCTTCAAATTGTTGAACAGATTTTACCATATTTTCAACCAGCATACACACTCTCAGTTAATCTGGTAGATACAATTGGTGAGAAAAGAGATATTCCCATTGTGATTGAAAATGTCACAATGCAAGATGATTACGAAGGTAATTACAGCACCAGACGCTCTCTTCTCTATACAATAAGATTTACTGCCAAGACATATTTGTTTGGCCCTGTTGGAGATACAACAAAGGCATCCAGAGATCTCATCAAAAAGGTTCGTGTTGGATACGTTCAGGACGATTCTTCTACACCAACCAGAGATCTTACTTATACAGTTATTCCAAGAGCAACAAAGAGTTACACAGACAATGTTGTAACTAATCTATCAGAAGATGTTGGAACAAGCACTAATATTCTGCAAGTAAATAGTTCTTCTGGAATCTCAGAAAATACTTACATCGCTATCAACAATGAATCTATCTACGTTGATAGAAAAGAGGGTAATACATTGTTTACGAAGAGAGGGCAAGACAACACTATTCCAGGATCTCACGTCCGTGGTACAGCAGTAAATCTTATCACTGATGCTGATGATGCTCTCATTGAAGTTGGTGACGACTTTGGATTTGACGGTACTGTCTCATGAGTTTTGATAGTCTGAACGAAGCGTTTGACGTGTCGAGTGAGATCGTCTCTAGTGAACCCGAGCAGGTAAAACCTATTCAGAAAGAAGTTGATGGAATAAAAACTGACACTAGAAAAGATTATGAATATACAAGAGGTAATTTATATTCTCTAATTGAAAAGGGGCAAGAGGCAGTCAATGGTATACTTGAACTTGCACAAGAAACAGAGCAAGCAAGAGCATATGAAGTTGCAGGACAATTAATCAAGAGTGTTGCAGATGCAACTGATAAACTTCTTGACTTGCAGAAGAAACTAAAAGACGTTGAAGAGGAATCACAATCTAAAGGCCCTACAAATGTCACAAACGCACTTTTTGTTGGTTCTACAGCAGATCTCGCTAAACTTTTAAAGCAGAATAAGCAGCAAGATAAATAAACT